GTTTTTCTTTTAATAAATATTTTTAGCTTAACGTCTTTTTTATTTGTTAAAATTCCACATTGAACAACTAGCTGAATCCTTGAACTTGCAGGAAGATTGAGTCCACTGGTAGGGTTTCCACCAGAATAAATTTGTGAATATTGAGAGTGAAAAATATTTCCAAGAGCATCTTTCCATTCGTATTGGGCCATTAACATATATCCAGAATCCGCAGGTAATGAGCCAGATGTGTCTTGCGTGTAGCTAGTAATTTGCGGAACACCAATAAATCCGTACTCTGTACAGCTTTCTCCGTCAAAATATGATGGCATTGCCGATGAAATTATATTTGTTGAATCTATTTCTATATATGAACTTGTTTGTTTTGCATCTTTTGAAAATTTAACTAAAGTTGTCTGTCCAATGTCATTAAAACCAATAAAATAATTAAACTCACCATCGTAACAATTGTCTTGGAGTGTCCAAAAACTTGGATAATATGAAGTAGTGCTTTCAACTATTGAACTATCGCAAATTGCAACTGGTATTAACGTTGAACCATTTATCTTAAAAACAACATTTGCTGTTTGGTAAAAAGTATCGAAAAAACATCCAATATAATAATTATCGCCTTGTTTAAATATTTTACTTAAAGGTGATAAATTTCTTGAGCTTAATCCTGTGCCAACTATATAGCTATTTACATCTTCATAAAACCTTAATGCTATTGCAGTTGTGTCTGAAGTTGGATAACAAAACACAAAGGGCCAATTTGTATTTACTCCGTTCGAAATTCCAGTATAGGTTAAAAGGTTATTTGTTGCCGTTATTAAAAGCGTTGATTTGTCTACTATTAAAAGTTTATGTTGAACATTGAATCCGCTTATAAATGTTGTAATTGAAACATAAAGAGTAGTTGCGTCTCTGTTGAATATTTCAACGTTTGATCTTGGTGTTTGTGTGAATGTGACAATTGTCGGAGGTGTTGCTTGGACTAAAGAATCCCATCGCATAATTTTTGTTGTCGTCCCATCTGAATAAATGCAAAAAACATATTGGCCATCTGTAAAATAATCAATCGCTGTAAGCGTTGTCAGTGTCGTATCGTATCCACCCCAAGTTGAAACGTATTCAAACTTATTTGTGCTTGTGTTTAGTCTGTATTTATTGAAAGAAATCAAATAAGAGCCAGTAGCATTTGAAGCATTACAAATATAAAAATCATCGCCAATTGAAATTGTTTTTGTTAGCTTTAGTGACAATTGTGCATTGGTCATTCCAGAAATGCTTCCATCTAAAACATTTAACAATGAGCCATCTTTCATATAAAAAGAAGCCCTGCTTTTGTCTTGGCTATTTTCATAAAGCTCTTGATAAACGCAATAATAATTTGTTGAAAAAGCAAGTATTTTTCCGCGAACTTCATTACTTTGTATTTGAGAAGTTGCCATTTCTGAAATTTTTGAAAAAGTAGAATTGTTTGAATTGTATTTATATGTTCCATTATCAGAAAGTGCTAACAAATCATTTTTTCTTCTTATTAATAAAGAAAATTTGTCAGTAGTTGGAAGTTGATATATTCCATCATAGCCATTCATTTTTTTCGCTGTTAGATTTCCGGTAAAAACAACGTTTTCCATGTCCTTAAAGTTTGTACTTATTTGGTCATTTGTTTTTGTGTCAGCACCCTTTATAATATCTAATGAAACTTGTTTTTTTGTTAAGGCCATATTTTATCCTAAGCAAACACTCTTATTTTTAAAGTTACACTATAACCAGAGGACATAAATAAAGAAATATTATTTTCATCCCACGATATTCTTGTTGGCCAAACATATGTGTTCGATGTTCCACCTGCATAAATATCAATTATATACCATCCAGTTGGGATTTTTCCTAAATTATGAGCGGCTGTTTTTATTGCACCAGTTGTCCATGTAAGCTCAACATCTTTGAACTCACCAGACATACTTTCAAGTGCACTTAATCGCGAATTATTTTCAGATATTTGTTTTTTAAACGCACGCGATACATTTTCTTGAAAGCGTTGAGTTGAGAGATCGTTAAGAATTTCTCTTTGTATGTCTTTCATTTTAATACCTATATGTGTCGCCTTCAATGTTAATCCAATCTTTTTGAACATCGTTCACTTTGAAAGATTGACTTGCATCGCGGTTTTCTGCCATCATGTTTATTCTAACTAATAATTTTTCTCTTTGTCTTTCTAGTGCCGATGTATCGCTTTCTTCTTTCATAAGCATCTTGATTGCAGCATCTAAAATTATATACTCGTCCCAACCATTAACCCCGTTTAAAACGTCTGTGTCTTCAACAAGGTCAGTAAAGCAAGGAATATAATGTAAAACTAATGTATAAGCACCATCTGGCGTTGGTCTGAATTTTATTTGATTATTTTGTAAGTGGTAGCGAGGGCCTGAAATCCCAATAACTGCTGACCAATAAGCACCTTCTTGATAGCGATTTCTTTCGTTAAACATATAGGGCTTTAGTGTTAATTTTCTTTGTTGTGTGATTTGAAAATCTACGCCTAGAAGCTTATAAAAATCTTCTGGTAGATCATAGTCGCTTACTGCTTGTTGAGCTTTAAACTCGTATTCTTTTAGATAATAATCATTTCCATAAGCTCCAATCAAAAGATCATAAAGCTCTGCACCTGACTTGTTGATGTATGAAACAAGTTCATCATCTTTAATATAAGTTGAACCGACTTTATCGGCTCTTAATCTTGATTGATATTTTAAATCGGCAAGGGTAATTTCTTTTGCCATTGTTCCTCCAAAAAGAAGAGGGCTCTCGCCCCCTTATTCCGCTTCTGAATATTTCATTCCGTCGAAATCTTCTTCCTCGGATTCGTATTCGTCCATGCAAGCTCTAACAATAGCTTTTAACACTCTAAGGGCTCTTTTTGAATCCTTTTCGTGAACAGCTTTTACAAGTTCTGAGGTAGCTTGTTCTAGTCCCGCGTCTGGATTAACAGACTCGTCTTTTTTTGATTCTACTGCCTGACCTTTGTCATTAAGTAAAACCTGAACAAAGCTTTTATTTCCCATCATCATTGGCATAAGTCACCCCCTATTAGTTGGCAACAGATGTATTTTTGTAAAGAAGCTCAACGTGTAAAATGCTACCTGAAGCTAAATCAGCCGCTACGCCCGCAAGTTTTGTCATTAAAATGATTGTTCCTGCTTCTGCATCTACTGATTTAATTTGGTATGAATCATCAACGGCTGCTGCCGCTTCAAGAATACATTTTGCACCAAGAAAAGAAGCAAATTTTGGTAGCGTGATAGTGATTTCACCAGTTCCAGACTTTGCAGCCGAAACAATGTTAATCCCTCTTGATAAAGTAACAGCACCCGCAGCACCGATTTCAAGCTTTAAGTGCATAGACTTTTGAGCTCTCTCGTTTGTTTGTGGGTTATGAAAATATAAATTTGCCATATTAACTCCAAAAATGCAGACGGGGAGCAATTTCCCCGCCTGTTAATCATTAATTATAATTTGATAACTACGTTATGACCTGGTGCATCGCAACCAATGTTAAAGTAACCACCAACTCTTAGCTCAACAGCATCGTCGTCAGAAGCTCTTAATAACTTGTTTCCGTCTAGGTCAAGGATTCTTACTGGCTCTTTTAAAGAGTAAAGAGCGAAAGATTCCATTGTGATTCCGTATGCGTATCCTTTTGGACAGAATGGGTCAGCAACACAATTTGCTACACCTTTATTTGTCTTAATTTGGATACCTTGGAAACCAATATCGGCTCTTCCGAAAGCTTGAGTAACCATATATTGAACTTTTGAACCAAGAGCAAGCTCTAAGTTAGCCCAGTCAGTATAGTTCATAAATACAAGCTTAGGATTTCCACCTTCTCTATTACAAAGAGTAAGACCTTTTACAAGGGCTTCTTCAATTGTAAGTGCAGAACCATCAAAACGAACACCACCTAATCTAGTTGGGTCAACTGAACGATCTACACCAAAGAAGTTATCGCCTGAAGTTGGAGCAACGAAAGGTAACCATGCAGCTAATCCCGCCATAGCTAAGTTTCTATCTCCATCAACAAAAAGGTAATCATTAACAACAACACCCGCGATTGTCGCAATGTTTGCATCAAATGAAATTTTTCCTGCTGATCTATCAACTTTAGTTACAACCAACTTAGCTCCTGCGGCTCTTAAACCACCAGTAGACTTTGCAGCTGCGAAAACGATTGATTGACCAACGTCAAACATAACAACATCATCTGGCTCAACAAGAGTAATTTCGTTTGCAGAAATTGCAGCGATTTGCCCAATTACACCAGACCCGTCACCATAAACAGCAGAAGCCATTGCGATTGACATTGACTTGATTGCTGAGTCGATTTCGTTTGTTAATGCTTTAAGGAAAGCACCTTTGTCATTTTCTGAAGCTTCAGCAGTTTCATTATCAACTGTTGCTAAAGAGTAATCTTTAACTCTTGTTAAAGTAAAATCTTTATAAACAGATGATGTTTGGTTTGCTTTTGCTTTCGCGAAAGTTTTTGATCGCCCTTGTGGGTTACCAATTTGGATTGGCAATGGATAATTCTTACCGAAGAAATCTTTCTTCTTTGGAATCATCGCAAAGAAAGGGTAATCTTTGTAGGTCATGTTTTCTACTCTTTGGTTAGAGTAGTAGGCTTTCAGACCAGGCCCAAATTTCGTTAAATCTAATCCCATTTTAAAACTCCTAAGTTAGTGGGTTACAAATAATTAAAGGCAGCCGCTAAAGCTTCCTCACTAGACATTTCTCTATGATCTTTCGGGTCGGTTACCTTCCTGTAAGAATCATTTGTCAATGTCGCAAATTCGTCCTCTAACTGTGGTTCTTCGTTTGACTGGGTATTAGGATTTTGACCTTCTTTTAGTAATTGGGTCAAAAACTTCTTTACATGATCTGATTTTAACGCGGTTTTGATCTCCGTTGCAAGTGTTTCGTTTACTTTTTTAACGGCATCTTCAATTTTCATCATGTTTTTTAAAGCGTAATCGGTCCCAAATTCTTCTTCTTTGGTCAAATAATCCTGTTCGATCATTGAATAAACGTTATCGGTTACACCAAGGGCATCGACTAAAGGAAAGTTTTCCGCATTTTCTTGGGCAAATTTCTTAATGTTCCCCTTAAATTCAGTTACGGCTTTCTCGATCTTTTGCTTTTCTTGAACTTCGATGGTTTCTTTTTCTTGTTCTTGCTTAAGATCAGCCTTAACTTTTGCCACAATTTCCTCGTAGCTCATGCCTTTAACTTCTTCCTTTGCCTCTTCTTTGCTCATTCCTTCATCTTCTAAAGCTTCAAGTGCTTTGTTCACAATGTCGTCATGGCTCCACCCTTTAGCTTTTCTTAGCTCTTTTATTGGATTATCGGAGTCAGCGTCGAAACTTCCTGATTTTGGCTTTTCGGCAAGTTGTTGCTCGAGTTCTTTGATTCTTTTTTCGTACTTCCATTTCGCTCTTGCTTCCGCTTGCTTTTCTTCGAGCGAGCTAATTGGGTCTGGCTTCGCTTCTTCTGTGCTTGCTTGCTTTTGCTCGGTTGGCGGTGGTGTATTGCCATTCGCTTCTTCCTCTTTTGATTCTAGTACATTTGAAAACGCTGTTTGAAAATCGTCACTCACATTTACCTCACTGGTTGACTTTTATTTGACTGATTAGGCATCATTGCCTGTTGTTGCATTTGCATATCTAATTGTTGCTGTTGTTGAGCCATTGCCTCTTGTGCAATTGTATCGGTCAGCATCTTGGCTTCTTCGGTCCATCTTAAAAGCATTTCCAATCGTTCTGGGGCTAAGTTTTGATTCTTTAGCTTTAAGTAAACTTGTTGAAAAAGTGTCTGGCCGTATTCTAAAGCCTGAAGTGGCATTGGTGGCTCATACTGTGCTTTGTCGATAATGTTTTCTAGTACGGCATGAATATCATCAAAGGCTGCATTTTTAAACTCTGTTACACTCTCCAAGTCTGGGTAATCTAGCAATTGCATAGCGTCCCTTTGGTCAAGCAATCCAATACCAATCATTTCTTGAATGTCTGCAAGCTTTCCTTCTGGTGTATTTGAAAGGAAATTTGTTGGAAAAGTTTTTAACATATACTGATCGCGTTTAATGTCGATGTCTCGCCAGTCAATATCTTCAATGTATTTTGAGTTAAACGATGTAACTTTAAGCTTCGAGCCTTTTCTTTTCGCCTCACGCTCAGACATAAGAATTAATTTGTTGGCCATGTCTAAGAAAAATTCGTCATAGTTTTGAGATACAACGCTAAATCTTTCCGTTTCAATGTCGTTATAAGTTCTTAGTGCCTTACCCGAGGCGTTCATCATTCCCGCAGGGATTTGCCCGTGTGCAGACATTTGAGAAAGCCCAACAACTTCAAAAGCTTTCTGGTAAAGGTTTGCTAATTGCTCAAATAATACTGGCGGGATTGCCATTAATTGGTCATAAGTTGGCTTAGTTCCCGCATAGGTAATTATTCCACCAATCTCATTATTTAAGTGAGACTTAACAATTTTTGTATTGGCATCAACAAAGATTTTTGGAATTGAGCCAAGGTGCATTGATCTTTGAATTACAACTAAAAGCTTATTAATTTCTAGCTGAATACCGCGAAGCTCTTCTGCAATTCCTGACGAGTAAAACCCAAAAACTTTCTTAGACCAATCAAAGAATGAGAACGGGAACCAATCTTCTGTCCATTCTTCTTTAAATAAAATCCCTTTCTCTGTGCAGATCACATGAAGCCCATCGTTTGAATCTGGCGAACTTGGAAGTTTCCACGCTTCGACAACTTCGATCATTTCAGAAAGCTTGATTCCCCCAACTGTTGCATCTTCTAAATGCGGGGCGGTTTTAATATAAGTAGCTTTCTTTGGGAACATTCCTAAAAGTATTCTTCTATTTATTGGTTTTGCTTGATAAAGAATTGACGGATTGCCATACATCGCTTCGGCTTGGTCAACGATAATCTCATCAACAAAAACCCTTTCCATTCCTATGCAGGTCTTTTTTGGAAAGAACTTAACAACGCCCTTGCCGACAATGGTTGCATCTTTAAAAACGTCTTGCCCCATCTTGTAGGCTTTGTTTTCGTAGAAAGTCCCATCAATATACATTTGAAGCTTTTTAGCCTCTTGCTTTAAAGAGTAATCACCCATCTTTGTCAAAAATTGTGGTCTTGGTTTAGACTTGGCAATCCTTGAAGTAGCTGTGTCGCAGGCTTGTTTGATTACGTTTAAGCCAATTCTGTTATCTGTTCTCCTGAAGGAATAGTCATAAGGCTTTAATCCGAAGATTTCAGCATTACCATAAAGCCTAACGTGCATCAGGTTATCATCTGAAACTGCAGAAAGTTGATTCTCTCTTAAGAATTTAACTTGGCTGAACAACTGACGAGCCATATCTTCATTGTTTTCCGATTCGTACCAGTAAGAATTACTAGCTGTATTTGTGTCCATTTATAACTTCCTTGTTAATTTGCCGACATTAGCAACAGTTCTTCTTCTGTCATATTATCAGACTCGGTTAAATTTTCCATCATTTGTGATGAAGTCATGGGTGGAGTATAAGAAAAAGGGAATAACTCAAGTTTTATTTTGCCTTCTATTTCTATTTTTGCCACTCCTGCACGTTTACAAATGTCCAAAAGTTCTTCTATTTCAGAAAAATCCATCTTCTGGCTGCCCATAGTATTCGGTTTCTTTCTCGGTTTCTTCTCTTGCTCGCTCATCTTCCAAGTCCTCCAAGTATGTTTCATATTCTGGCTCATGTTCTTTTGGTGTTGGCGTTGGATTATCGCCGCGAAGTGCTGAAGTTTTTCTCCAACCATATAATACCGCATCAGATAAGTGATTCTGACAACGATCATCTTCTTTTTCTTTTTTGTCGTCTTTCCATTGCAAAGATTTCCATTCTTTCAATAGCTCTTCGGTATCGTTTTCGACAAATTTTAACTTGCCCATTATTACATCATCGCGAAGCAATCTAAGGTAGGTAGCCTTTCCAAGCTTTTCGGCTATTTCAATTTCAGGTAATCCGAGCCGCTTCTTCATCTCCTCGATACCTTGCTTGTTTGCTCCGTCCACAATTAAATTATTAATCGGGTATTTTCTTTTTAAATCCTTGATCACGTTTGAAACTGCCGTAAAATCCTGCTCGGTTTCCTTGAACGTCTTAACAACGTAAGCGTCAGGCAAGTTCCAAGAGTAACAAATAACAGCGTAAGCCGTTGCGTCGTTATACCCAAGGTCGATTGAAAGCGTATAATTCCAATCGTGTTTCTTGTCTATTGGCAATCGGTCAACAAATTCCATCTTACTAAAAGGTATAATTAATAGATCATCGTCCGAACACCATTCATTAAGGTAATGTGTTTTGAATTTAGAGCTCTCCATTGCTTTTGGATTAACTCTTAAAATTTCCTCAATTTCCTTTGCCCAATTTTCTTTAATGAAAGGATTGTCGTAAGCCGTCCATCGGTAAACGTTCCAATCGAACATTTCACATTTGCCCGTTGTCACCTTTTCAAAATATGTATTAGGAATGTTTTCACAAGTTCCCAGTAAAGTTAAATAAGAGTAAGGGGCCAAGTCGATCAATGCAGGTCTTACCTTTTGAAAGCAGAAATCCTCGAGGTCAACAGTAATTGAACCCGCTTCATCTATTGAAACCTTTCTGAGTTTTTGACCAAGAATCTTTGCAAGTTGTCTCTCAGAAGCATCAAGACCAAAAAGCCTTGTTCTTGAACCGTTGGGATAAAAGATTATTTTCTTTGTTTCATTAAACTTTAAGCCAAGATGATTCTCTTCATTGATTCCCTTGAATACGTCCCAGACTATTTCCGTAACCGAATCAAGCGTTAGCCCCATGTAAACAGTACGAGACTTTGGAAACTTCAAACAAATCTCAACGTGAGACATTGCTTCCGTTGTAGATTTAGCCGCTCTTCTGGTTGCGTTTAGAGCTTTAAATCTCGATTCAACATCATCAAGAATCTTGTTTTGAATCTCAAACTCTTTAACCCTGTTGATTGTCTTATTCGTCCCACGTCTTTGGGCGAGCTCTTCGTAAATTGTATTTGGGTCAAGCTTATGTAAAAAGACTTCACCCATTAAATTGAACTTACTGTTAAGCATCTATAGCTTTCTCGATTTTCTTTTTAGGTTTAATCAAGCTTTCTTTTGTCATTGGCTCTGGTGAACTGCTCGCTATTTCCGACAAGTTCGAAGGCTGAGGCTCAACTATTTTATAGGCTTCCAAATAATCAGCCGTTGCATATCTCAAGTTAGCCGTTGGGACAATGATAACGTCTCTTCGACCTTCTTTTGAAACCTTAACAAGATGATCTTCAAGCTCGATGATTTGTGTCGGGTCATGTTTAAATGTATTACTTTCGTTTCCGTCCCAATTCTTAACCGATTGATAGAAAACTGCTGTTTTTAATTTCATGATTAAGCCTTTTTTAATTCTTTGTTGATAATCTTTTGAAATGCTCGTCTTGATTTTCTGTTTAGAGCCTTGATTTCCGTTGTTGACTCATAGGCTAAGTAAACCAAGTTACCAGTTACGATCTCTTGTCCTGTTTTTAATGTGCCTTGATAAGCTAATTCTTGTTTCTTTTTCATTTTGTCTCCCTATATTTTAAGTATCCGTTTCTAGTAAATCCTTCAAATTTACCAGTTAAACCATCAGGCCATTTTACATACTGCTCAATAATATCTTTTTCTTTGTAGTAAAGTCTTATCATTGGAACCCCGTCGGTTCTATAAAATACAACCCTTCCGAGAACTTTCATTAATCCACCTTTTGAATTGATAAAGTTAATATTACTCCGTCCTCAAACTCTCCGATAAACCTATGTTCTATCTGGTCTTTTGATTTCGCTTGCTCAAATCTTGCAAATCTATTTCCGTACTTTGTTAAAAGAGTCCTGACAAGATCATCAAACTCAGAAGCTTTTTCTTTTTTAATGTCCTTCAAGCCTTTCTTTAGTTCTTTCATTTCACTTGTGATTATTAAATCGTTCATTTTAATGCCCCAAGAACCGCGTAAGGGTCATAAATAACCTTTTGCCAGAACTTCTTAAGCCTTGCAGGTTTAATTTGATCGGTTATGTGAGAAAGAGAAAGTTGTTCACTCTTTTGAATTTGTTTAATTAATAAGTGAATAATTCCCTTTTCTCTGAAATCCTTTCTCAAATAAACATAGTGGCAAATATCCCAGTCCTTAACATTCTCATAAATAGCAAACCCAAAGATTAGATCATCGTCTTGATCGTCACAGCATACCATAACTTCGCATTTGTTTATTAAGGCGTTGATTACTTTGTTCTCTCCGATCATGAAAGAATCTTTATTAATCCTTTTTACTTCTGAGCTATTGCCCAAGAAAGAAAATAGGACCGACCGAGTTACATAGTCCCTATCGGTTTCTTTGAATTGTCTAAATTTAATCATGGCTCGCTTCTTCTTTAAGCAATTGCTCTTGAGCTTGTCTTGAGATCATTAACTGAGCCTTTGCATCGGTCAACTTTCTATTTAATAGCTCGGTTACTGAGCTTAGCACGCCAACCTTATCGTCTGGGCTCAAGCTACTGAACTGACCAGACTCGATTAGGTGAATCCTTCCCTCTTGTGGAGAGTAGATTATTTGATGAAACGGGATTAGGTTTAATTGAATTTTTTCACTCATCTTCTTCTTCCTCTGTTGAATTGACTACATCGTGAGCCAATTGATTATTGTTTTGGGCCAATAGCCTTCGGGCTAAATCTTCTAATTCTTGATCTGACATGA